AGGATGTGGCGTGAGTTCGCTCTTGGTCACCGTCATCTGAACGGTAGGAGTATAATGCATCCTACCGGACGGTACGCCGCCTCAATTTCCCTTCACCGATATGGATCAAGAGTAAGAACCGTGCGACGTGGGAAGGAGATGTTTACACGCATGGTTAGTCATATAGCCATCATAGCTGATGAAAGAATTGCACCGGAAGCCGCTATTCTCGAAAGCGGCCATGTTGGTATTGATATGTTAGATCATTTAAGACCGGGACGGTTGTACCCCATGCACCGTGGTGGTGCTGTTCCCGGCTCAGTATCATCTATAGAAAGTGGGTTTCCGCGAGCTTCGCCGGGACGACGTAGAGTTGTGCAGATGTGGTCACAGTCGCGCGAGTTGAGCCGCACAGGTGAAGCGCGTACACCTAGAGATAAGAGCCACCGTAAGCCATCTAATACCAGTGGAACTGGACCCGCTTGGTGGATTCCACCGATGCCAAAATACGAACCAGCGCACTTACTCGCAGAACTCTATGCCAACGCGCAAGGCTTAGACATAACGGTTAGTTAGATGCCGCCACCGCCGCAAACGACTATTAATGCGACTGTTATTCCTACAGGCGGAGCTATCTCGCTTACGTTTGTCACGGCCTCTGGCGGCAATATTTTATTATCTCGAGCTACATCTGGCGTAAGTGGACTATCGGCGTTTACCCCACTCTATAGTGGGATGCCCCTAAATACGCAGTATGGGGACCAATTATATTTAGACCTCGGAGAAAACCTCCCAGGAAATATACTACTTCCTAACGCTCAATATGTTTATCAATTAACTGACAGCACAGGGACTTATACAACACCGGCTCTAACGCCGGTAAGCTCATTGCAGCTTCAGACAATCGACTTCGTTCCTATTCTGATAAGTTTGCTACAGGGAGCTATCACCGCAACTCAGCTTCCAAACGGAATAAACAAATGTCGTGTCCTGCAAGCCATGCCAATTAACGGCTTGCCGCCCATGCCTTTTGTCGTGGTAAATCCTGATCTTATTCAGCAGGAATATGTTCCTATTGGCGAATCTGTTTATAACCTCGGTGGGCAGCTTCAGCAACCCAATGCAGTAAACATCTTTACCCAAGCCGGTAGCGCCAAGAACGTCTTCCGTATCAGCATCTTTGCGTTGAGCGCTGTCGAACGTGACTTCTACCGAGATCTTATTATTGCCGTTTTCCGAATTTCATTGATCTCAGTGTTCCAATCACTTGGCGTAGATTGGGAACATCATTACCAGGCCACTAGCTTCCAAGCCACTGAAGTGGGTCATGGCCTTGTTCCTGGCTTCTATGGTGCCGACATACTACTTGAACTCCTTGGCACTTCAAACGTTACTATCATTACTCATTACGGCATCATTGAAACCATAACTGGTACGTTCTCCGGTGCTTCGGGTTCAGTGACACTAGCGCACGTCCCAGTGCCGGTTAAAGAATTACCATAGCGTTTCCCCGCTATTGGTAGGGTAGGTGCGCCAACGTATCCTCACTTTGGAATGTGAGGTGGGATAGATGCCTGAACGCTTCGTTCCTACGATGGAAGCCCCCGAACCAAGTGTAGATGGTCCGCCGCTTCGGCCGGAGGAAGATGATTCTTTTCCTGTCGCTCTCCGTAGGTTTACCCAATCGTTGGTGGGTACTGACGAAGAAGTGTGGACCCGTCTGCTTCAGATTAGGTTCAATCGTCGAAATATGACGCATAGGGAATGGCGGAAGGCTCTTGACGGCATCCGCCATGAACCGGCTTACCGGAATCTCTAACGGGATCTAAGTTATGCCGAATGTAAACGTAAGCTTTGCAGGGCAAACCCTGATCCTGCCGGGTAGCTACTATCAGGATTTGCTATCTGGATTTGTCTCTGCGCCGCCAACTACACCGCCGCTCATCTTCCTTGGCTACGGTTACGGCGTCCCTCCGATGACACCGTTTACCTTCGCCAACGGTCAGCAGCTTATGTCTGCTATTCGCGGTGGGCCATGTTCCGGCTTTGTGCAGTTCCTATATAATCCTTCGCCGGAACTGTTTGGTGCGCAACTCGTCACCTATATCAACGTCGGCAATAACACGCAAGCAACATTGCCTGTTTTCAACTCGGGCGGTGTCAACCTTGGCACGTTCTGGACGACGAACTACGGTGTTCCGTCCAACCTGATGCAACTTCAAGTGACCACTGGCTCGCTGGTAGGTAAACGCTTGACGTTGTATGATGGTTATGCTGGAACGACGATTGTTGGTGACAATCTCGGCGTTCCGTTCGCCGTGTCTTATACTGGTACCAACCCATCAGGCGCGACTGTTGTAATCGCGACTTCCGGTGTCAATGCCACCACATTGACCTTGTCGGGGGCTGGTGTCAGTGGGCAGACATTCGTCGCGCCCATTGGCCCCGGTGGCTATACGACTGTCGCACAGTTAGTCGAGTACATCAATGGTACTGGCTACTACTCGGCTATTCAGTACGGCGATGGCAACATGCCAGCGCAGTACCTTGACACGCAGGGTAATATCACCCTGACGGCTCCCGGTACAGGAAGCTATATCTATCAGAACGTGTCTGCACAGCTTGGCTCGGTAATTTACTGGGCTAACCAATATGCAGCCACAAATAACTATGCCACTTTCAACGTGTCGGGTAACATCACCCAATTTACCTCGGGTCTGTCTCCCGTCAACATCCCATTTACATCGTTCGGTGGCGCACTCTCAGTGCCGCCAACCAACACGCAATATGCTAACGCCTTTAACGTCGCTTTGACCATTCCCGGTTGGGCTGTGTTTGCCGATAGTAATTCGACGGCAGTCCAAGCGATGGGTACGCAACACGCGTTGACGGCTTCGCAGCCTATCAATGGAAGTTGGCGTCGGTTCTACACCGGCTCAACTCCCGGTGATAGTGTAAACACCACGCTCGTCAACGCACAGAATAACAACTCAAACCGAACAATCTATGTTTACCCTGGTATCTACCGGACTGACACGATCACTGGTAATAATGTTCTGTGGGGCGGCCTCTACGGTGCCGCTTGCGCCGCTGGCATGGACTGCGGCAATATCATTGCAACGCCACTGACTAACAAGGTTCTCACTGGCAACGGTGTCGAGTTCGCCTTGACCATGGGTCAGATCAATCAGCTTCAACAAGCTGGTGTCATGGTTCTGAAGGGAACCACGCCACCGCTCTCTGGTTCGATTGTCTACAACAATGTGCCACCGACTATCTGCTCTGACTTGACCTGTTGGCAGAACGATAACAACCCCGAAAACGTCTTTGATCAGCAGATCAAGTGCCGCGATTACATGGCGTACTCGGTAGTCAACGCTACTCAACCCTATGTCGGTACGATTGCCGATGTGTATGATGAGACACGTATTCTGAACGCCGTCAAGGCGACATTGAACGCGCTCGTCTACACTCCGGGGAGCAACGGCGTAATTGCCTCTTGGAATCCATCCTCGCTCATGCTCTATTACAGTGGAAATACGCAAACCGCGAGTGTGTGCGCGGCAGTGCAACTAGTAGGTCAGAATCGCTTCATTACTGAAACGATCACGATCTACCCGCTGTCGATGACAATTACTGCGGCGAGCCTAACACCCGCTTCGTAAGGGTTCTGCATCATGCCAGGTTTTAACCAACAACAGTTAGCTTACAAAGCTCGTAATGCTAACTCGGTTACGATCATGATCGGGGACCAACCAATCGGTTTCGCACAGACAACCTCGCATGCCTTCGACTTTGGCTCCGAGCAACTGTACGGTATTGGCAGTTCGATGCCGCAAGAAGTCCAACAGCTTCGTATTTCACCTAATATCACGCTTGATTCGTTTGCTCTGACCACACTGGGTCTACGCGCGCTGGGTTATCCAACTAACCTCGCGAGTGTCCTAGCAAACAATCAATTCAACTTCTTTGTGGTTGATGGGCAGTCAGGACAAGCGCTCTACACTTATGTCGGTGCGGTTGCCAGCAACTTTAACGAGAACATCCCAACTAACCGTCCCATCACCGATGCCATCACGTTCCTCTGCATGGATGTTCTTGATTCCTCGGGACAGAGCATCCTCAACCAAGGCAACTCGTACGCAGTGCCAACACAGGTACCCACCGGAGTTGGTGGAACCATTGGTTTCGCGGCGACGGCTGGGTTCGGAGTGAACGTCTAGCCATAAGCACTTTAATGGAGTAATGGGGTAGCCTCTCTTTTTTAGAGGCACCCCATGCCAGAAGCCGATCTCCTTAAAGATAGTATCGAAGTTAACGTCAAGGGGCAGACGTATGAATTTCGTGTGCCTTCTTACATGGACGAAATCAAACTCGGCGTCCGTGAGCGGAATATTCGCCAAGATATAGAAAAAGAAATCGGTGAAACTATTACATCAGGTTCCGCTGACGGCATCGATAACGGTACGTACTTCATGGTCAGGGTCGCGGCCCAATTTGAAGTACTGCTGAAAAAGAGCAGTACTAGATGGCCGTGGACAAACGACGACAAGGGAAATCCTATCGTCAATTACAAAAAATGGCCCAACGATAAAGTCAACGAAGCTATCGAAGTGGGGGTGGCGTTCGGGGCCGAGCTTGCCCGATTTCGTGACGGAGGGTTATCAAACGGAGACGGTTCTGGCACAGAAGTTATGGAGGGTGAGCCAGATCCTCGGGCTATCACCGTTCGATCCAGCGATCCTCAATCATCATGAGGCTCAATTCGACTTCATTTTAGAAATGTACTCTACTGACCATCCCGATGAGCTGAAATTTAGTCGGCCTGGAAAAGAGAAG